CAGGTTGTCTCCAGCGCCAATCGGCGGTCCGAAGACGCTCTGGTCAATCCACGCCGTGCGCGCAAGCGTCCCAAAGTCCCACTGACCGGTGAACGTGTTGTACTTTACATACTTCGTTGGAATGCCGCCCGAACCAATTGTCGGGTAGAACCAAGACACCTCTCCGAACCTGCTGTTAGGCGCGCAGCGGACATTTTGCCAGTTTGCGGTGTCGATATCCTGAAAAATCACATCCCAGACCGGGCACTGGATCGGCTCCGGGCCGCCGCCGGACAGCTGGAAGAACTGGCTCTGGGACATCCAGTAGACGACGCCAGACATGGTTGCTGCAGCCTTGCGGCCCACCAGACCGCAGCCAGTGCCGATCTCGTTGAAGGAGTAGATGAACGGCTGGCTGATGTACTGCATCGACCAGAGCGCGATGTCGGTCCACAGCAAGCTCTGCTGAGGCCCCTGCAGGCCACCAACGATCTTCGACCCCTTTGGGATGCGGTAAGAACCGGCTTGGTTGGTTACGGTGCCCACCCAGCTGGCGAAGTTGCCCACATCGCACCAACGGACCAAAAGTGGGTCTTGGATGCCTGTGAAAGTCGATCCGTAGGCGATGACCTGTCGCTCAGGCATAGATATGAACATGCCTTCGTTTACAGTTGGGGCGTTAGGCATGACCTCGCAGCGACCAGCACCGCCAGACGGGTTCCAGTAAAATATCCCGCCCGGATATGGCGATGCGACCATATACTCTCCCCAGTTGTCTACAGACCAATCTGTCGTTCCCCCGAAGCCCCAAGTGTTCATCTTTATGACACCGGCAACAGTCTGTGGCCCCAAAGTAGACGTGCGTGAAAAGGTGAAGGTACTGGAAGATGTTCCAGCTGTAGCGGATGTCACCGTCCACGTTCCATTGTACCCTGCCGGGGTCGTGCCAGTTATAGTGATTACCGATCCGGGTATGACGTAAACTTCTGTCGGCACCGTGACCGTGGCAACCGTTCCCGACATGGTTATGGAAGTCGGGATATACTCCCTGCCACCCGTAAACGCCACGCCCGTTCCAAAGTCACCAAGGCCATACAGGCCGTCGCCATATCCAGCTGGTGGCGGAACTGCCTGTTGGCCAATGTAGTAGACTATCTGAGCCTTCCCGTTATTCATAAATACAGAGGCGGTAGAGGTGGCCGCATACGCCGCCGGTATAACGAAAGTGTTTGCGGTGGGGGCGGGGCTTTTCTGAACCACATAGTTTCCGTACAGATATAGGCCCGCCACACCAGTCGGAACCAAGATCGGAAATGTTGAGCCAGCCACAAGCCCATGATTTGGGAGTGTGACGGTGACGTTTATGTTCCCAGAAACCGTGTCAAATTTAGGCACTACGCCCCCCGCAGTCACCGTTGCCGTGGCTGGAGCGTTTGTTCCAAGAATGTCTGTTGCGTTGATTGTGTATGCATCGGGGCCGAGAATGGTTGTTTGGTAGAACCCCGACAAGATAAGGCCGCCGACGCTGATCGGCGTTTTGATGAATATTGCGTCGTACGATGTTACATACGCGTCGTTGTCTGTGACCGTAATTACCGGCGATCCGCTTACGGTATCGATATCAACAACAATGTTTGCGGTGTAGCGCTGCGGAGAGCGGTCGATAGCGGAACCGGCGTCTTCGCTAGAAAAAACTCCATTTTCCGCCCCGATGGCCAGAAAGGAGTTGCTGTTTGTGTCCGCCCAAGCGTGCAGTGCCCTAACGGGTGTCGTGGCCGGAATGTTCAGGAACTTTGTCCAGCCGCCAAGCTTCTGAGGCAATGCAGTGCCATTCCGATCAGGAACGAACCGGATCAGGTTGCTTTCCGAGATGGCCGCCTCGTTCAGGGCTGGGGTGCGGTTCTGGTCAACACCGGGGATCAGCTTCAGGGATGCGTGCGGCATTCTTTACCCTCTGGTCGGAGAGGCAACGGGCGCTGGAGATTGCGACGTCCAGCCCGGACCCTCGAACTTCTTGCGCGCCTCTTCGACCATAGCGCCCTGCAGGAGCGCCTTGTACTGGCCCTCGTAGCTTTGCGCCATCTGCGGATCGTCCGACTGGCGGCCAAAGTTCCGCTGGTAGGCGGAGATATAGATCATCGACGCCATGATGAAGAGGTCTGGCAGGTACTGGCTGATGAATGTCGGGCTGTTCGACACGGACAGGGAGTTCGGGCGGTAGGTTGCCACCACCTCGACGCTGTACGCGTCATCCGGGACTGGCCCGACCAAGAACAGGTTCTCGTTGAACGGGGCGAAGTATTTGGGCTGCCCACGGTTTGCGGTGGCGTTCGACCCGTACACCGCGTCGAGGAATTCCTTGGTCACCGGCAGAAGCTGGACGCGGGATGCCGTCGGGTCGTCCGGGTCGTCGATGCCAACTGGCAGGATCAGGTTCAGCTGCTCAGTGACCACGATGGTTCCGCTGTTGTCGGGCAGCAGCATGGGAAAGCTGAGGTTCCTGTTTCCAGCCGTCAGACCGATGGTGGGACCGTGGATCGACGTTGAGGTGAACATCAGATCGAGATCGCGGTAGATGCGAAGCTCAGCGTACTCGATCATGGATGGCGCGATTTCCAAGAAGTTCACGTCGTCCACGGCTACAACCGCCATCTGGGCGATCTGGTTCAGGTAGGTTGTATAGGTCAGTCCGGCCACGGCATCACCTCGTTTTGCGGCATCCTATCCCAATTGGGGCCAGCTGGCGAGTGCTTGATGCCGCTCAGCACACGACCTGAGAGCCGACCTGTCGCGCCCCCACCCCTTCTCTACCTCGACCTGCGTCATGGCCCTGTCCGGCAGGCTCACGGGCGGCGCGCATGGCGCTGTGAGGCTGGGCGGCGGCGCGATCAGGGCTGGATCAACGCTTCTTGAGGCGCAGGACGCTGTCAGCACCAAGGCAGACAAGGTTAGCGTTCGCGTCAGCATTTGCCTCGTCCTCCAATTGGATCATGGCTTGGGCGCGCTGGAACTCCGCGTTGAGCCGTTTCTCTTCCGCCTCGCTGGCGATCTCTGCAGCGCGGAAAGCGTCTTTCTGAGCCTTCGCCAGTGCAATTGCAGCCCGACCCGCTTCAACGCTGACCCCCGTCCTGTACCCAATGGCTCCCGACAGGATCACCCCGATCAGTGAAGCGATCAGGATCCAGTGTCGCATCATGCTTCGTTTTTGGAAGATGCCGCGCCGCTCTTCATTTCCGGGAGCTTGCCGGGCTTTCCTTTGTAGGTCGAGGGCCAGCGGTATCCGCGCGCGCGTCCACGGTCGATTGGTGTGACGCTGACGGTGTCGCCCTGATTGCCGCCAAGGACGAAGAACCGGGTCTTGTCCTGCCCCACCAGAAAGCCGACATGGCCGCCGCCGGGGCGCTCAAACGCCACCACAGCGCCGTACGCGGGGAGACAGGCCCTGCCGAAGTGGAGCCAGTTCAGCGCCCAGTACGGGTTCTCGCCCAGTGGGCCCGGTCGAGGTTCGTCGGGAAGTGAAAGCTTGATCGCCGTGTCCACGAAGTCGCCGCACCACGGCAGCTTCGACGGGTCGCCCAGCGTCTTCTTGTCGCTCTTCAGCCACTTTGAGAGGGCTTCGTGGTCTCTCTTCTCGTGCAGGCCAATGACCTTTTTGGCCTCGATCATCCACGGCAGGTCACTCATCGTTGTCTTTCCCCGGAATGAAGGTGTCGATCACCTTGTCTGCGATTTTGTCGCTCTTTCGCTCCAGCATTCCAGCGAACCTCAGGGCGATGCGTGTCAGCCGTCTGGAGAAGAACCCGGCTGCGAACATGGCGACCTGCACTGGGAAGCCCGGAAACGTACGATGCGAAACTATCCCGGCGAGGTGCGACGCGAGGAAAGCGCCCAATATGACCAGCCAGAGTTCGCGCTGATCCTGCTCTGGCTCTGATCGCATGGCGAACGTCGCACCGGCCACGGCTAGGAAAATACCGCCGACCCACTCATATGGAGAAAAGGATATTCCAAGACCGGCGAGAGCCAAGGTTGTCCAGTCCTTGGCATGATCGGCAAGTATGTCTTTCACTCTCTTCTCCATCGATCAGCCTCCCGCGTTTGCTAACATAAATCCTTGTCAGTCGTCCTCAATCAAATGAATGTCCAAGATGTTCCGTTCCAAATTTTTGCATTTTTGGGCTGCCAGCCGGTGGGTGTGTACACCTTTATGGTGCTGACCTTCCAGATTGTGCCATTCCAAACTTTCGTGGAGCCTTCTGTCAAGATTGACACAGAGCCGACGCCGGAAGCGGCCTGAACGCCGACGGTGGTTATGGTGGGGCAGGGCAGGCTTGTCAGGATCGCGGTAACCACGTCTGGTAGCTCCGCTGGGGCCATCTATGATGCGGCGGCTTCTACAGCCACC